TTTGATTTTGTATTTTTTTTTTGAATTTTCATGTAAAAAATTAAATAAACATGCAGAAAAAATCTCAAACTGATAGTGATATATCGTCCAAGAAGTAGAAACTAGCGCCGTCTGTTCGTGGCTTTGTTGGCCATTGGCGTTGTTTTTCACTTTCTGATCGGTTTGTCATGGTGAAGCGACGGGACATTAGTTCATCGAAAGGTGGGAATTCCATTGCTTTCAGCTGATCTATGTTTTCGTACATCCTCGCGCGAATCATCCATTTCAGGGCTTTCCATTTTGGCTTGACATCTTTTTGGTGAACAAGCTTGTTCCAAATGAATCGACAGAACATATAGAATCTAGGGCTACAGCCGAGGCTAGCAGAAGCTAGTCCTACCGCTGATGCGGCTAGACGTCCAAAGTCTTGTGGTCGTTCAGGAAACATAAGATGTCGCAGCAGGTCTTCGTCTGTCCGATAGGCCAGTCCGTTGCTGTTGAAATAGCCGAGAACAAACATTCCCGATGCAATATCTTGGATTTTTGATTTCTTGACGTTCAGCTTTGCGTTGAAAAAGAACTTCGCACTTTGCTCCAACATGTCTAAGAATCCAGGTCCGTAGAGGTAGAACATCCGTTCGAAGAAAGCGATTATTGAATCGTCTCCTTGGAATAGTGCCCAGAACTCTTTTGCTCGAACATTGACTCCCAGTGCCAGAAGGCACGTGTAGATCATGATAGCGTTAGCGAATGTGTCCATTAGCTGCGTCTGTTGAAATCCAGAACCAAATCCGTTCCAGTTCCACTTCCAAACTTGTCCGTTCGGTAGTAGGATTGGTGTGTCGGTGATCGCATTGCACATCCATTGCCAAAGTCGCTCAATGCGCTCAGGGTCTCTTGGATTTGCGTTAGGATATTTTGCGGTTCGCTCGTATCGAGAGAAATCGTAATAAGTCCGCCAAATTGTGTGAACCCATCGAATTAATTGGTGCAGTAGACGTTTGTCAAACTGGCTCCAGTCAACTCCAATAATGGTGTTAGGCTTTCCGTTCTGATGTATCTCTTGAAATAGCTTGCGCCATCCTCCGCGATTCATCTCTCTTCCCCAGAGAAGTCGTCCGCACTTTCCGTTCAGGTAGCTCGCTTGTAGCGGCCAAATGAAAGTCAGTTCGGCATGCAATAGTAGTTTTGGTGCTCCGAATACAGCTCTGATTTTGTCAGGCTCGTCGATAGCGACTACATGTGATCGCATGTGTAGAGTCAATTCCTGATAAGGGATAGGTTTTCCATCCTTCCAGAAAGGCTCTTGTCCTTCTTTGATTAGGTGAATGAGTGGTCTGTTGTATATGAAGATCTCGTTGTAAAGGTTGTGATATGAACTCTTCTCGTCATCGATTAGTCCGATTGACTGCTTCCACTTTAAATAAGTGAGAACATCAGTGTGCTTTGTCCATTTCCTCAGCTTTCCTTTTGAGTCTGGTTTGGATACTTTTGGTGCTCCTGTCTCTGTGTCAACG